TATCAATTTAGTTCAGGATGCTGATGATCTTGTAAATTTATATTTAAACATTTGCAAAAACTTCGAAGAAAAGTAAGATAGATATATATTCGCTACGGATAGTTGAAAGACTGCCATAGTTTGTTTGCGAGCCTTTCGTGGACACTGATTAAAAAGTAAAGAGCAGGTGCCAAGACACCTGCTTTTTATTTACCTAAAATCAAACCTTGATGTTGTATAGTGTATAGGTCGGCTACTAAACCGACTTCCTCCCATCATCGGCTGATTCGCAAGGATCAGCCTATTCTTTTTAATTTTTGTGGGATTTTTTTTCGATTGCCAGATCTCTTCTAATTTTCTTTGCTAGTTTTCTACGCTCTTTTCTATTCATAGTTGGAGCATGATCTTTTGATACTGTATATATTTTCATGTCTCTATCTTAGATAAAAGCTTTCTAATATTTATTATTTGTGATATTGTTAATACACTATGATACGAAAACTAGATCAAAAAAACTTCACAGACACAGTACTAAGAGATACCACCACAATTGTAAAATTTGAAGCAGAGTGGTGTCAGCCGTGCAAACAGATTACACCTGCAGTAGAAGATCTTGCAAAAGAATGGAAAGAAAAAAATTGTGAGTTTGTAGCGATTGATATAGATGCATCGCCAACTATAGCTAATCACTATGGCATACAAAGTGTTCCAACTTTTATTGCGTTTAATAAAGGATTGCCAGTTTCTGAAGTTCGTTCCAATATTAATATTGGAAATATTAAATCAAGTTTTAGTAAATTAGTCTGATATTTCTAGGAGCCTCTGCCCCCTGTTGTAAAAAGCAGAGGCAACTAGATTTTTAATATTTTTGTCACACCAAACAATTAATATAGTAAAATATCATTATGGGAGAGAATATGATTGAAAAATTTGAACAACGACAATTTCTAAAATTCGAAAATGACACAACTTATGAACAATGGGTAGAAGTTGGGAATAGTCTTATGCAGGCTACACAAAATATTATGTGGTGGCTTGGAGATTGGTGGAACTTCGGTGAGCATAAATATGGAGAATTAGCTGCACAAGCTCTTTCTATGAATATTCCATATTCAACATTTTCAAGTGCTGCAGCTGTATCTAGAGCTATACCAATAGAAAGAAGGGTACCGGATTTATCCTGGAGTCATCATAAAGAAGTTGCTTTTATAGATGATGAGGATGTACAAGATAGTCTTTTACTAGAATCTGTTAATAACGGATTTACTACAAAAGGACTCAGACAAAAAGTAAAAGATTACAAAGTAAATCAGATTGCACCTATATCAGCTCCAATAGATCCAATGGAAAAAAATAACATCAATTACAAACCAACTAATAATTGGAATTTTGGATATCCAATTGAAAATTTTGGTGTAAATACTATAGATAAAACTCCACCTCAAATGATTGCTAACTTAATGTACTTTTTTAAAAAACCTGAGGATAAATTAGTTTTTGATTTAACAGACAAGTATCAAGTAACTAATGATGTTGCACAAGCCTTTGATCTAGATTGTAAAAGTTATGATATAAAACCTCATAGAGAAACTACAAAAGTCCAAGAATCAAATTTCTCAGTTGAAAAGTATGATCCCTCTATATCTGATGCAGATATGGTTTTTCTCAATATGTTAGATTTTTCAGATGATCCGAATGTTCCTTGTGGACCTTTTATGAGGCAACAAATCTTGGATCTAGGAGTTTCAATGAAAAAAGATTCTACTCTTTTTGTTATAGCTCAAGACTTTGAAGAGTGGGGGTTGGAAAATACTTTTGATCTGGTTTTCAATGATTCTAACTTTGGATTGTGTGAATATATCTCCATTCCAAATAAATCTAAATTTACTAAAGATGAAGAACTTTCTGCTATAGCGAGTAGGTATTTACTTCCAAAAGCAGGATATATATTGGTATTGACTAAAAAATACTAATAATCTTAGTTATACTTCAATAAATGGTTAAGAAAGATAAAGAAAATTTAACTTTTAGTTTTAATTCTATAAAAGGCGCTGATAGTCAAGAATTTAAATTTCAAATGCCTCAATTACATGAAGCACAAGAAGTTGTTGCAAGTTCTGATGCAAGATGGAAAATATTATGCGCAGGTCGTAGGTTTGGTAAATCGAGGCTAGGAGTAATGCTCACATTAATAACAGCTATGCAAGGTAAAAGGGCATGGTGGGTTGCTCCAACTTATACAATAGCTAGAGTAGGTTGGCGTGAAATCCAAAATGCAGCTATGGGATTCCCTGAACAATTCCCTGTAAACATTTCATTAGTTAACATGGAAGTTACTTTTCCTGAAACCGGAGGATCGATAGCAGTAAGATCTGCTGATACTCCACATAGACTTCGTGGTGAAGGTTTGGATTACTTGGTTATGGATGAGGCAGCTTTCATCAAGCCAGATGTTTGGCATCAGGTTTTAAGACCTACACTTACTGAAAGAAAAGGATCTGCACTTTTTATCAGTACTCCTATGGGAATGAACAATTGGTTTTATGAATTATGGGAATTTGCAGAAGGTAAAGAGGATTGGGAAAGATTCCAATTTGCCACTTGGGATAATCCATTTATAGATAGAGAAGAAGTAGAAAAAGCTAAAGATGAAGTTGGATCTATTGTTTTTGCTCAGGAATATTTAGCAGAGTTTGTAGAGGCAGGACAAGGTATATTGCAACCTGAATGGATAAAATATTATAGAGAAAAGTCAAATATGTTATTTGTTGGTGGAGAAAATATAAATCTTTATGATTGTACTAGATTTTGTACTGTTGACTTGGCTACCTCAGTTAAAGATGGATCTGACTATACTGTAATTGCTAGTTTTGCAATAACACCCAAAGGTAAAATTTGTGTCTTAGATGTGGACAGGAGGAGAATGGAAGCACCAGATATAATACCTCGAATAAGACAGAAAATGGCAGAATATGATTTACAATGGGTGGGTATGGAGCGAGCAGGTTTCCAGCTTTCGCTTATACAATTTGCCAAGAGAGATGGTTTAGCCGTGAAGGAATTAAGAGCCGACAAAGATAAAGTTAGTCGCGCTCTACCATTAGCTGCTCGCATGGAAGCAGGTGATGTATATTTCAAGCAAGGCGCAACTTGGCTAGTAGAAGTAGAAAGAGAACTTATGAGTTTTCCAGTAGGTCATCATGATGACATTGTTGATGCAATCGGTTACGGAGTTATCAGCGCACAAATAAAGAGAGAATGGAGCGCATACTAAATGGCAGAAGAAAGAAAATCTTTTTATCGTAGGACTGTAGATTATTTAAATACACCTACACAAAGACAGCAGCAAAAAGCTAACAGGTACAATCAAAGTACATCTTTAGATCGTGCAGTTTATGGGTACAATACCGAATCTGGATATTTCCCTTCAAGTATGTTAGATGATATTGGTGATGGATCAAACAACTCTGCTGTCGTTGCATGTCTAAATGTTCTTGCAACTTCATTTGCAGAGCCAAGACCATTAGTTTACAAAGACACAGATGATGGTGACCAAGAATTAATTAAACAACATCCAATAGCAAAACTTTTAGAAAGACCAAATCCATTTACTTCAGGTAACTTACTTGCTCACTATATGGTTGTAGCTTTGTCAGCTTATGGAGATGCTTATCTTTATAAGAATAGAAATTCAGATGGTAATGTAGTTCAGCTTGTACCTTTGATGCCAAATATGGTTGAGCCAAAAGGTGATGAAGATACTTTAATAACCCATTTTAAATACAAACCTTATGGTGGACTTGGAGGCGAGAGTATAGTCGTACCTACCAATGATATAGTGCATATACGAAATGGAATTGATCCAAATAACCATAGGCGTGGCTTTGCTCCTCTAAAATCAGTATTAAGAGAAATCTTAGGTGATGAGGCTGCAGGACAATACGCAGCAGCACTCTTACATAATATGGCTGTACCAGGTGTCATCCTCTCACCCAAAGATGATTCTATGGGTGGTCCTTCTAAAGAAGAGGCTGAAGCGATTTCTGCTATGTATAAACAAAAGTTTGGTGGCAAAAATCGTGGCGCTCCAATGATCTTATCAGGATCTATGAATGTTGAAGTAGTATCCTTTTCTCCAGATCAAATGAATCTTACAGAATTAAGAAAACTTCCTGAAGAAAGAGTATCTGCAGTTTTAGGTGTTCCAGCAATTCTTGCAGGACTTGGAGCAGGTTTGGATGCAGCAACTTATAACAACACTCGTGAATTAAGAGAGTTCTTTACAGAACAAAAACTTGTACCTTTATGGAAATCAGTAGCATCAGAATTGACACATCAATTACTTAGAAAAGATTTTGATGATGATGATGTATATGTTAAATATAACTTGGATGATGTAAGAGCTTTATCACAAGACAAAGATGATATTTATAAAAGAATGAACACTGCTGTACAAGGTGGTTGGATAACAATTAGTGAGGCAAGAAAACAAGCAGGTTTAAAGACAGATGAAACTCATGAACTTTATCTAAGACCAATGAACATGGTAGAACGATCAGCCGATGGTAGCGCACCAGTAACTGAAGAAGAGCCAAATCAAGAAGTTGAAGATCTTAAACAAGATGTAAAAGATATGATGGAAAAAGTTTTAACAACTGTTTCAGCAGATTTAGAAGCAATAAGATCAGAAGTTATTAAACCAACTCCAACACCTCTAAATGAAGAAAAATATGTTGCAGAGATGCCTAATGGTGCTTGGTGCATACTTAATCATGAAGACAATCAAGTAATTGAATGTTATGAAACTCAAGAGGCAGCTAATACAGCTTTAAGTAGAATGAAAAAAGCACCAAAGAAAATTACTAATTTTCCTAAATCAGGTGACAATCAGTCTATCTCTATAACAAATTCACAACATAAACAATTTCCTAGTTACGCTTATGTCAAAGATTTAAAAGAAAACTGGCCAGAGATTTGGAGAAGAGCAGGTACCGGTGGTAATCC